CTTGTGCATACTGAGCAACAGCAACCCTAAGAGAATCACGCATTTCTTCAATGTCAACTCTTTGTTCTTCTTGCGTAACATTTAACTCCATTGGTATTTCTCGGCGGACATAATCACGGGACACTAATTTATCGCTACGCATTTGTAATAATGCAATGATGGCTCGGTTAGGATCCATACCAGACATAATGCCGTAACGTACATCTACGCCATACTCGCCTTTAATATCACGAGATGGTGTGTACTTCATTGTATAAGGTGTACCGTCATCGGTTCCCTTGATAGTCTTTGTCATATTACCAAAGACAACCTCATCTACTTCAAAGCAAAGTGAGGTTAGTTCTTGGAATAATCTAGCAAACTGTGCTTGTGCTGCTTTAACTTGTGTATCAAAGCCAGCTTGTAATGCTTGAACTCCACGACCTGTAACAACAGAGGCATCAATATTACCTGAACGAGATTCAGGGTAGCGAGAACCTAATCTTAACTCACGTTCTAGTACACCAGACTCTGTAAATACTCCTGCTGGTAGTTCTAATGGAACTCTACGAATACCTTGTGGATTAGCAGAACGCATAATCGCATCAGGTCCTAGTGCTAACTCCTGAACATCTTGTGGAATAGCAATAGGTGCTTGAATAGATTTCTCTGCTGCTTGGATCTGTAATACTGCAAAACGAGCACGGGCTAGTTGAACAGATAGAACATCATCAAACTGTCCACGAGCTTCACCATCTAAAGATGAACGAAGTGCAACTCTTGCTAAACACTTACCTACTGGGTTAGGTGTATTAGATAGAACTAAGTTATTACGCTCTGGTATAAAAATTAAGTCTTGATCTTTATCGTGGTATCTAACGATAGATAGGTAAGGGGATGCGTAAGCATAAACACTCTTACCGATTATTTGATCATAATACTCAGGATATTGTGATGCAATACTCTCAGCATCGGATGCAATGATCTGTGATATAGATAGGCAACGACCAAATCTATCTACCTCAGGGTATACACCAAAAGGATTTAATAAACGGATACGAGGATTGTTTGTCTCATAATCCATTTCAATCATTGCTGGCAATAGACCGTAGGTATTAAAGTAATCAGCACCGGTATACATCTGGATCTGTAGATCAGATGATGAGATGTAATAGTTTGCTATACGAGTTCTAGTATCAGCAGCACGGCGTTGGGTATCAGATACCATATTGGTTGCTGCACAGTTAAAGGATGGCAGTGGTGCCATTACCTCTGCTAGATCACGAGCGGCTACATCTACGAAGTTTGCAACTAAAGGCTTTGGGTAATCCTCTGAGAACATCGCTGGATATACTTTTGATATATCACCTTGGCGCACGGAAAGAACATCGCGCATACGCTGGTCTCTAGCTGCATAGCGGTTCTTCAACCGATCTATCTTTGAGACTACCTCTTTAGTTGATAACAATATTGCTCCTTAAATAAATGTGCGTTCCTTCTCAGCAAAGAGTTCATCAAGATTGACAACTACTCTTTTGTTTTGTTCATACTTTGATAGGAATGGATTTTTAAGATGGTGTGTCTGATACTTACCATAGTTGAGCATTTCTCTCGCTCTGATCTCACAGAACCAAAGAGCCATTACCATATCTGTCTTACCCTTAGTCGTAGGAGACCAAGTAATTAACTGCTCTATTAGAGCCTTAATGTTTTCAGTTTGATCTGAAGGAAGGTGTATTAGATTATCCCTATGGTGCTTGCCATCAAATTGTTTAGTACCAAATAGACTAGCCATAGATGCAACACCGAAACCTGCATCCCATTTATTACTGCCAGTATGGTGTTCTTTAAACTGTACACCTTTAGATGCTAAGTGCATCTTGATACCTTCATCCTGTGTTAAGAAAGATTGAAAGGCGTTCTTCTCTACTATCCACTCACTAGGACCATACAAGGATGTCCAGTCAAATATTAAATTTCTAATAGCAGCAGGGCTAGGCCGCGTAATCTTAATAGCATCTACAATATAACGTTTACTAGTAGCTCTATCTATTGCATAACAGATAGCTGCGGTATCTCCTACCATTGCAGGATCTAACCCGCAGATATAGGTAAAGCCATTTAAATCTCTTGGGTGTCCAGGATGACCTGCGGTTAACCTACCTGACTTACGCATACCATCTATAGAGCCACGAACACAGACTGGGTCAAAGGCCGCATCATCTGATATATCTTGTTGCTGATAGATAAGCGCCCAAGTTGAAGCATCCATAGATTGGCGTTCGTTGTATAGGTTACGCCCATTCCATCTAGGATATAATCCTGTTTCTGGATCCTTCTCTGTTTCTTCTTGACCATCAAATGCTTGGTCTGAAGCTGGCCATAAGGTGACCCACTCTTCAGGCTTCTCATTAGATTCTAGTAGGGCTGGCATAGCAAGGTATGACCAAGGTACTAGGCCGCCAGGATATCTATCGTTGTTGCGTAGTTCTTTATATAGATCAACTGCTGCAACGCGGGTACCAATAATAATTAATTTACCACTAGGGTTAAGACGAGACCGGACATCTTGGGTTAACCACTTAATCTGTCGTTCAAAGTCATTAGCATTAGATAGAGTCACAGCATCATCTACTATGATCATATCGGCTCTCTTACCGTAGATCTGACCGCCAATACCTACTGCTTCTATATTGGGATCCTTTTCAGATGATTCACGCAACTCATCCCCAAAGGTAACTCTGGTAGCTTGCCAGGAAGCACTCTTTGATCTGAAGCCCACACCGGCAGCGTAAGCTGATTGTAACTCCTCATACTGAGGATGGGTTAATCTTTGTTTTATAGCGTATAAGAAATCTGCGGCTAAGCGCTGAGTTTGGGAAACTATAAGTACTCTAAAGTTAGGGTTCTTACAAACCTGCCAGGTTACGTAGTCAATAGTGATAGTCATTGACTTGGCGTGGTTGGGTGGAATATTTAGAAGTATGCGGTTATTAGCTAGTCCTGGTTCATACTTCATAGAGGGGTGTAACCAAGAAGGTTTACCAACCTCAATCATATCTACTAAATTTTGTTGATGGGGGAATGTCTTATTCTTTAGGAAGCGGTCTCTAAACTGTGCAAAGGTAATCTCTGAGATATCTCCCAGTGCAAAGTTCTTATCTCTAAGACCTAACCTAGTTCTATCCATCTTATCGGCAAAGACACGATCTGATCTGCGGTAGTACTCATAGGTCTTTAATGATTTACCGGCTGAAGCACAGGCTTGCTCCACAGTCATATTCTCAGCCACGCAACCAAGAATAATCCGCTTGGCTATGTCGGCGGAGTTTTCAGTCATTATTTTGACTTGACGGCTTTACCGTTTTTCCAGACCCACTCTTGACCTTTAAATACGCCACGATAAGTATTCTTATCTTTGGCTGTACCTGCTAAAGATTTTCCAGTTATTGGATCCTTAGGCACTGCCATCATAGTTCCCATAACATTTTTTAATTGCTTTAGAGATGTTGGGGTTGGTACTGGTTTAGGTTTCATTGCCATTGTATTTCTCCTTTGTGGATAAAGCTGTGGATAAGCCGCGTAATTAAAATCTTTGATTTATTACTAGGCGGATAATAGGTTACTGGGTGTTTAATAGTTTACACCTGCCGCGTAGTGTGTGTGTGTTCGGTTCACTTCGCTGGCGCTTCGCTCCCGAACAAGCTCCAAGCGCAGTGAGGGGTAAAACTCGGCTCGCCCTTAGGGGTCTCGCCGAAGCATCGCTGAGGCGGTAAGGGTCGTAAAACTAGTAAGGGATCGTTTTACTCCCCTACTATATATAAGGCGGGAAATATAACGCATTTCCCGTTTTTATCTAATAAATCTTTATAAATGTGATGAACCTCACTAACATACTGGTATAAAGCGGACATATCGGACAGGTATTACGGCAGCTTAACTTTATCAAATATTTTTATTTGGGGTGTACATATATACGCCCGCGCATTTTTACTATGGTGGGGTCGGTTATTTGCCACGCCTGAGCCTACGCGTGGCACAATCTAGGGAGATTATGCCCCGTCTAGCGGTGAATTGTGCGCCTTGTGGGGGTATTGGTAAAGAGATGGGGGCTAGCTAAGTAACGGGCATAATCTAGGGGCGCACCTTAGCTCTCAGCTCTCACTAGCTCTAATAAATAACTAACCAATATGTCCGTTTTGTCCCCTAAAATCTCTAGCTGGTAGATTTCCCAGCTAACTCTCAGGATATTGTTATCAAACTGTTATCTAATAAAGCTATGAAATAGGGGAGAGTAGTGTAGTTTAATCCTAGTGAGCTAACCAGCTCACACTAACTAGACGATAGGAATAAATCAGATGGAAGATATCAGCTTATTAAAACTAAGTAATTACAGCTTATTAACTATTACTAATTCCAATGGCTCAGCTATTGAAATCAAACTAACTCACTCACAGCTTGCTTATATTGAAGAGAAGATTAACTTCTATAATAAGTTTAACGGTTTAGTTAAATCCTTGAAAGCTGGCAACTAATGACCCTTCAGGAAGCTAAAGAGTTAATCGGTAATCAGGACACAGTTAGCCTTCGCAATATGGTGAAGGCTCTTAATATGATGACTTGGAAGAATACGCCTGAAGATTGGCAGAGATTGGAAGCTGCTAAGGTAGTCCTGAAAGCTCGCAATAAAAACCTGAAGGCTTCAATAAATAGAGACATAAAGCTCGGTTAGTGGCTTCCTATCGCTTATCCTGCTAGGGTAGGCGGTGGGATACTCCTAACAGTTAGGCAGTATCACCAAACTAGATGAAGGGTAATAAATGAATACAGTAGAGCAGATGGTTGAAGAGATACGCGCCGAGCTAGCTAATGGCGAAGAGCTAGAGGATATCAAAGATAGAAGCGGGGAGTTTATAGATAGCTATTTACCCGTTTACAATAACCGCATAATTGAAGAGTGGCAAAATATGCCTAATGAATACGATAACAGAGGAAGCGCGGAGCTGGGTCAGGGTGGCGAGATTAACATAATTAACCTAATGACCCTAGACTTATATCTTTACTACTCCGATTTATTCAATGAAGCAGTTAAGGAAGTAGAAGAAGCTCTAGAGCTGGCAACCGTGTTTGCTATTAACGAAGGAGCTAACTAATGAAGTCAGCTAACTATTACCGAGTGAGAAGGCTAGTGCGGGCGGTGTTTTGGCTCGCAATTTTAGCTGGATTTTATCTAATAAGCTCCCGTCTATGGTGGCAAGATGGCGGGGGCTACTGCTGGGGCGTGGAGTGTGGATTATGAACTGCGACTACTGCGGGCAAGTAATGAAAGAAGGCACTCACTACTGGGGCAACTATTGCCAAACTAAGGCGTGTTTTAATAGCGAACTAGCTCGGTTAATTTACGGGGCTAGATATAAGAGAGAGAAGGCGAGCAAGTGAGCAATACTTTAATCCTTAGTCCTTGCGATAATTGCGGGGTGGAGTATGTGAGCGGGAGAGGGTGGCGACACTCTAGCGAGTGCGTAGATTATGACCCACCAAGAGAGCTAACTATGGAGGACTTGGAGGATATATTCGGTGATGATGACCCAGCAAAATACTTCTGAGAGAGAGAGCGAACGGGTGCTCTGTGGCGATTGCTTGCGCCCCGATTGTAAGGGGTGTGAGTAAATGAGCGTGAGAGAGAGGGAGCGAACCGCACTCTGTAAGGGGTGCGGGTGGAGTTTTAGCTTATGGAGTTTATACGCTGGAACTAAGTCGGGTGAGTGGGTCTGTGATGATTGTTTACAATTACAGGAGAGAGAGGGTGCGAGATGAATAGACAAGAGGTAGAGAAAATACTAGAGAGCCAAGATAGCTTTGCTACTTACTTAGAAGAGGGCGGGGAAGCGGGGCTAACTCTTGGTTTAGTAAATGATATCTTTAAACTAGACGGGGAAGAGGCAACAGATGAAGAGTGCTTGGAACTAATAGGGAAAACTATTCTCTATTTTAATCACAGATAAGGGTGCGAGATGAACCGAGATTATAAATGTTTAGATTGCGGTTTAACTTATTACCTTAGTTTGGGGCGTATTAAAGAGGATAAGCCTAACGCCCTGAGCTTTGTGTGTGAGGTCTGTTTAGATATTTAGTGGCGAACTATGCCATACTTCTTGTCTAGGGGAGTGTGGCGTGGTATTCTACTAACTGATAGTGGAAGAGGGTGAGCAGATAGCTCACTTAGATAGCGAAGGAGAGAGATGAATACGGATACGATAGGCGATTTAATTATCGCTGTTAAATCTATATTGCCTAATGCGGAAGTGTTCTACGCTGGCGATAGAGTGCTGATAGAAACTAACTTAGAGCTGGGCTTAGGCGGTTATCTAATTCCAACAGAGCCAACAGAGAGCGAGAGGGAGAGAGTATGAATACAGAATATACCTTGTCTGAACTCACTATGAGTGAGATGAAAAGAGAGGGCTATCAGGTGGTATTGGAAGAGAAGGAAGATACCGCTTGGGTTAAAACTATTACGATTACCGATAAGGCTGGTGTCGCTAATACCTATTGGTTGTATTGGGATATGGGAGACGGCTATCGGTTAGAGATTTGTAATGGTATCGGTCTGCCTGATTTAGCTATGCGCCCTGAGTTTGAGTATGTCCTTGATTGCCTAACAGAGGAGCGACCATAATGACTAAGTATGTTGCCAACGAAAATGGCGATTGGTGGGAAGTGGTAGAGGGAGAGAGCCTTTACTTAATAGATACCGCTAATCCTGATATAACTAAAGCTATGGAAGAAGAAGATACTAATCCTTATCAAGATAAGTTTGAGTATTTTATTCAGGAGTATGGAGTAAAGGTTGGTCTAAATATAAAGGAGTTAAGTAATGGAACTATATAGAGTAACGATAGACCTCAACTCTATCTCTTATGAGGTAGAGGCAGAGAGTGAGAGTAAGGCTATTGAGTTTGCTCAGGAGTGTTTCTTTGATGAAACACTTTACGACATAATTAAATGGGCAGACTTTAAGACCCATAAATATGAGAGGGTGAGTAAATGAAGAAGGAACTGAAAGAGATAGATGAAGCTATCACCAACCTATGGTGGGGTGCTGAGATAAGTGATAAGGCAAAACTATGGTGGAACGACCACTATCAGGAGATAGTAGAGAAAGAGCTGGCAAAATGAATATAACAGTAAAGGAAAGTTATATGCCCGAATACACAAAGGCTATTACCTTTGAGTGTGAGGGAGAAGAGTATCTAGCAGAGGTGTATGTTGGTAAGAACTGCTCAGATTACAACCTATATCAAGGCAATAAAAAACTAGAGGATAAACCTGCTTGGTTAAAGAAGGCAGAAGAAGATGATGAGTTCAGTTTTCTATTCTTTATAGACGACTTAGCTTGGGAATATGAGCAAAAGAAGGAGAGAGTATGAACGAGATAGTAAAAGACCTACTTAGTAATGAGATACACAGTATGAATAAAGATAACAGATTAACTATTGACGAGTGGGATAAGAACTACAAACCTATTGCTAATAAGTTTGATGAAGATGCCTCCTTTGATGGGGCTATGTATGAAACTTATGGTGAAGAGGTTGAGTATGTGATTGCTCAGGATAATAATAAAATATGGACACTTGTAGACACAAGTGAGGGAGATATGGTCATAGTCAACGGCTACCACCTAGTAAATCGTATCGGCTACTTCATTACTAAGTTGGGTTGGGTAGAAGACTATATAACTGTGGAGGTATCAGATGACTAGGAGAGGTATCTTAAAGGCTATGAGTATCAACGATATGGTCAAGTCAATAGAGGAGGACAAGGGTGAGGAGGCGATAAGTTGGGGAGAGTTAGCTAACCTAACCCACGCTACTCAAGTGGAAAGATTTGGGTGGTGTATATGTGAAGGAACTAATGGAGAAGGACAACTGGCAGACGATTGCCCTAAAGAGGTGGAGAGTGAGTGAACCACGCTACCTATCAGGAGATGAGTATGCCCATACTGGGGTAGAGTTAGATATAGTAAAGTGTAAAGAGTGTGCGAGTGAGTATGACTACGCTGAGTATCACTCTTACACCTGTTCAGATTGTGAAGATAAGATAATCAAGAGAGAGAGGGAGAGAGTATGAGTAAGTATGAATATGTAAATGGTGGTGGAGATACCATCACCTGTGATACTTGTAGTAATGTCTTTGATAGTTGGTATGCCAACGATTACCACGCTATCTGTAAGACCTGTTTTCTTATGGAGGTATTGGTATGAGTAATGTAGTAGAGCTACGCAACGGGTCAGTAAAGCGCATCATATTCTATGAGGTATCTGATGCTCAGAACATAGCCATATGGGGAGGAGAGAGCGCCTTAGAAGCCCTGAAATGGTATAGGAATAGCCCTAATGGGAGTAAAATCTATGTCCAAGAGTGGCTAACAGATGAGGAAGATGCTAAGGAAGTGTCCTCCCAAATAGAGATAACACCTATAGTATTATCTACTATAGCTAATTGTATGGACAGGTGGGTTTAGTGGATAGAGTTAAAAAAAGAATAGAAACGGCGAAGGCACAAGCCGTTCGTCAGAGAAACTATCGCAGAGCTAGGGACAGGGCGTTAGCGCGTTTGAGTAATGACTACCCAAATGTATACCGCACCTACCTAGAAGAGGAGATGAGTGCTGATGAAGAAGGTAATAAGAAATGGCTTGATATTAGTGGTCGCACTAGGTCTACTGCTAGTAGGTCAAGATAAATTATTTCCACCACCAGTAGGACAGATACCTCACGGTGTAATAGAAAATAGGAAGGCAACTAAAGATGAGAAAGATCGGAACAGAAAGCTCGCAAAGGACTACGCTTCGGCTGGTTGGGACTGGAGAGGGAGAGAGTGGGAGTGCCTTGAGTCCCTTTGGACCCGTGAGAGCAGGTTTGATAACTATGCAAAGAACCAAAGAGGATCAAGCGCTTACGGAATTGCTCAACTCCTTAGAGAGAGAGATAGCAGAGCTGAGTATCAAATCTTGCGAGGTCTTAAATATATTTCTGCGCGATACGAAACACCTTGCCGAGCATACAAGTTCTTTCTCAAGCGTAACTATTACTGATAGTATCTAACTCTTAGGTCGGCTCTCTCCGATCTATCTAAAGAAAGCCTTGCTACCCTTCCAGCAGGGCTTTCTACTTTTTTCTAATCCAATACTGATCGTTGATAACTAATGTGTCCAGCTCAGCCTTGTGTCGCTCAGTAAATAATAGTATGCCAGGGCGAGGTGTCTTAGATGGTGGTAGATTACGACCCCAAGTGTAATCATCAAATGCCATAATGCCACCGGACTTTAGTAGAGGCCAGCTAAGTTCTGCATCCATTAACACACTAACTGCTGTGTGGTCTGCATCTATATAAATAAAATCATATGAGTTCATAAAGTTATTGCGTTGCCTAATTAGATACTCAACAGTATCACTGACCACAGATACAACAGTTAGATTATTAATCTTCTCTTTGTATACCTTCTCAACATCGTTGAAGTCCATCTCGGCGTGGCTTTCCTCATCACTACCAGCCCAAGTATCAACATCAATTAGTATTGAACTCTTATCAGTTAGAATGTTATTACATAACCACACACTAGCATCGCCAGTGTATACACCTAGTTGTAAGAAGCGTAGGTTTTCTTTACCTGCATACTCTGATAGATAAGTAGTAAAATTATTCTGTGCAGTTTGTGCAAACCAATTAGGATAATCAGTCATCGCTTGTCCGTACTGTAAAAACCATCACCTTTAAAACTCACAGCAGGAGGAGCATAAACGCGACTAGTAAGATCACCACAACAGAGAGGTATATTCTCATCATCATATACAGACCTTTCAACTGAGCTAACTAGGTTACAGATATTACATCTATATTCGTAGATCAAAACACTATCCCATCTTCTAGCTTTAAGAACCCTACCAATTTAGTACGCTTAGTTCTATTCTCAAACTCAGTAGTAATAGGTAGCCACTTCTCCTCCCACTTAGGTTGAGGTATCTCGGTTAAGTTAAAGCCCCACACACCATCAGGTGTGGAATTAATATACCAAGGTGTAAGTGATCTAATACCTGCTGCCAAAAGTAATCCCTGATACTTACTCTCTTCAATAAGTAGATCAGGGTAGTGGGTCTTGCGAGACTTTAGTTCTATAAACATCTTAGCCTCTAGTGATATACAATCCCAGTTATCAAACTCTTCACTCTTCTCAAGGTCGGGATAGTAATTCTCTTTAAGGTAATCAAATAATTGTGGCTCTTTAAACTCTATGCCCAAGGTGTCTCACCACCTAGCCTGTCTTGTAATCTACGCAAAGCTGAGGTTGACCGGCGATCAGCAGTAGATATAGCACACTCTAAATACTGCGCTATCTGATTTAAAGTAAAGTTATCGTGGTATCTCATCTGCAATATAGTCTTATCTTCTTGACCTAGCTTTAGATAAGCCTTCTTTAAATCAATTAGGATAGCTAATAGGTTGCCACCTTCAGCAGGTGTTGACTGCTTACGAGGTGTGCCATCGTTGATCATCTCTTGTGCTTGCTCTAATACTGTACCTTCTACAACTGATGCAATAATAAATGGGATTAACTGTGCAATAGTTGAGGTATCGTAGAACGCTTCATCTCCTACTTTATATCCAGCCTTACGAGCTTTCTCTTTACGAGCATATCTTTCTGCAACTCTACGCATCTGATAAACAATACGCTTCTCATTGTGTTCACGCTTTTTTAAATCAGGTTCGTTAAGCAGATCAGTAAACTGTTGACCGCGACCAATAGCCCAGAGATAACACTCTTGTCTTACATCATCAGTATCAACCCAACCTTTAAACTTATTAACTATACTGTAAGCAACTGAAGGTACTAACTCGTATAGGGTTGGGTGTAGTTCTGGAGTCATTCACAATCCAGCGTTTGCACCTCAGGCCAGTTGCCATCTAATACCATCAGCGCAATAGCTGAGTAATTAAGTAAGTCAACAAAAGAATCTCGTAATGATTCATTACTTGGTTTAACTTTACTATCTACTAGGTTATTAATGCGAGCTATCTTGTCCCACATACGCACTCTTAGTCCGTTGATAGGACCGCCAGGTGATCTTGCAATATTTAATGGACCGTAATCGTGGTGCTTACTAATAAGTAAATCACCGGCGGCATCCATAACGCGCCACATATTATTAATAAACTCTTCTTCTACTCCTTCGTTGGAGGTGGTGCGATTTCTATTGTGTGCTTTTCGTAATTGATCCTGATAATAGAGATCCCTAAGGTCGCCAACCACTCTGCTAGTACCATCAGGTCTGAGTTCTTCATACATTAGGTACTCCAATTGTCCGTTTTGTCTCTTCTATACCCTTTGCTAAGTATAGATCATTAAGGTCCATACCAGCAGGAAGCGACACGATAGTGGAGTTAATAACTTCTTGGGCTACCATCCTAGAAAACTCTGCGCCAGGATTAGAACCATCCTCTTTTAAATCATTATCACCAATAATATAAACCTTGCCATAGCCAGTAAACATCCTTGTAAAGTGTGACTTCCAAGCCTGTACACCAGGAACTCCTACTGCTGGTATACCTAAGATTGCAGATGCAACAATAGTATCTAGCTCACCTTCACAGATTGCTATGTATTCACTAGTTAAAATAATATCGCTAACATTATATAGATGACCCTTCTGTCCTAGTGGTGCTCCATACCTAGGCTTGCCTTCATCTAATCTTCTAAACTTAAAGCCAACGCAGTGTCCCATTACCGTCATATAAGGTATGGATAGCCAGCCTTTATAGTGCTCGTGAGTTGCAGCAGGTTCTTTTATATAACCTAAGTAGTACTGATCAGCTACCTCTTTAGAAATCCCACGACCTGCGAGAAAGTTTATTGCTTCCTCGTTTAGATCCTTGTTGTACTGTACTGCCGCTTCTAGCGAGGA